GAGACAAACTCGCCAAAGTCTACCCGCGTCTGACGTTCATTCAAGACGCATCCGATGAGCTTAATATCGGCTATAACCGTTTCTTCCTCATTATGACCTCTACGGAATAATCTAAGCATTCGGCCAGGAAACGTAGGAGCAATAGCCCAACGGAAAGACAGCCAGAGATAACGATCACAGGGATGACCAAGAAGACTAGCGCCAAGATGCTCACGGAAACTGTCTGCTTTCTTTTCATGTGCTTGATCTATCAGTGCTGATAAGTTGTTCTTTGGTACTGGTATAGCTGTCATATCTATGGCTCATTCATTCCATCAATGGTCGGATGATACACAACATAGGTTGCATCCAGTAGAGCGCATATCTCCATGTATTCAGCAACCATCTTGTGCAAGCCCTTGGCGTGATTGACAGGAAAAGTCTTTAGACCGTCATTCATGGCGTAGGCCACTAGGCGCATTAAGCGTCTATCACGCTCCTGTTCCATGTCTGTACGTTGATCCTTCTCTACCGGTAGCTTCATTGCTATCTCCATAAAAAAAGCCCCCAGATGAGACTGAGGGCAAAAGCACCAGGGAGGGGAGTTACTTCTTAGCCCAAGGCGGCGTATTTGTTGTCGCTGCTGGCTTTGATCCTTTAGCTACTGGTCTGAATCCTTGTACGCGATTCTGTTCTCCGTACTTTTCTGAGCTTTCGACCGTTAGCTTGATGATTAACTGCCCACCAATTAGCTGATCTGTGTCTGACAGCTTATCCAAGCCAATCACGCTGATCAGACTGCCAAGCTGCTGACGGCCAACTTCCTCAGCCTTCGGGTTAGCATTGCTAATCGTAATCATGCCAAACACCACACGGCCAGCGTGACTAGGACCAGTAATGTCATAGCGCACATTGATGTATTTTCCGCCAGACTTGGAATCCTTAATTTCCGCATTGGCGATGGTCGCTTCATACAAGCCAGCAGGAATCGCATCATAATTAGTAGTCTGTGCAGGAACTGAATCTAAGGTAAAAACTTCATCTAAACGCATTTTCTTACTCCTTGTCGGTTATAACTTCAACACTAAACGTAGCTCGGCCCGGCTCTGTCGTAATAGCGCGTGACAGAACTTGCTGGACATATTCCGGCTGTTTCTTCCATGCTGATTGAATCAATTCGCACTTCCAGCGCGTAAAGTCTTGCACTTCAATCTTTGCATCATTGGCAAGCATCAGAAACTTTTCTGGATCAATCTTGCGGTTGACTCGACATGCAGCTTTGATCTTATATGGCCCGACCATGCTAGTCACAGTGCCTTCTTCAGCATCTTCAATCTTTAAGCACTGGCGCATTTGATCTTCTAATACACGCCTACGCGCTACGGCATCTTGCTCAAGCGTCTTGGCCTCTAGCCATTGTTCAGACAGATTCTTAAGATCCGACATTATCTTCCTCCGCATCTGCAATTGCTTCAGCTTCTGCTTGCTGATAAGTGATGCCAAGTTCAGCTTCAACATTAATCAAGCGCTGATTAAGTCTATGAATATCACCAGCAATGCCAAGGATTACTACGTCCAGATCGTGTTCGCCGCCAGAAGCGTCAGTAAGTACTAGTTTCATTTAGTGTTGCCTGAAATTTTGTTAATGATAAAAGAGAGATCAGCCGTTTCCCATGAGTCTAGCTTGCCGGAGCGGTCTTTTGCTGACCAGAGGCCATCTGAGTCACACATCAGCGCTCTCTGTGGCTTACCTTCTTCGTCCTTTTCTACGCGCAATGCCAGCACTTCATCAAAGAAGTACGGCAGCATTTGAGAGAGCTTATTGCCTGGCATGCTAGGTCCGTACAAAATACGTCCAGACTCATCCTGAGTCTTTTCCATCTTGGCTGACATGTAGACGTTTTTGCCTGAGATATCACGAAATGCGCGTACAAGGTCAGTCATCTGCTCTTGCAATGCGCCATAGGCTTGTCTAGGGTCTTTGGTTGCTTTCTTCTCAGCGTTCAAGACAACTTCAGCAATCTCAGAAATAGAGTCAACTGCTACAGACTTAAAGTCAGATGCTTCCGCAGACGTAACAAAAGAATACGCTTCTTTGAGACTAGCCATATCTGTGACTTCAATATATGGAATGTCCAGATCAGCCAGTGACAATAAGCCAGCTTCAGCAGAAATGATAATCGGATCCGGAAGCGTTCCGATAAGAGTTGTCTTGCCACTTCCAGCGCCTCCGTAGACTAGGACTTTTACGCCATCAGAAGCTGCGCCTCTAGTGGACTTTAGGTTAATGCTCATACTTACTCCTTTCCTGGTGAGTGCCAAGCGTTTCCCTGGCTTCGGTTGACATCCTAGGCTAATCTGGTAGGCTTGTCAACACTTTTGTTCAAATTAATCGGAAAACACTATGACAACCAAAGAAGCGGCGGAGCATTTTGGAGGCATCAAAGCGCTTGCAGATGCGCTAGAAATTTGGCCTCAAGCGGTTTATTCATGGGGCGATAAGCCGCCAATGTCTAAGCAATATGAGTTAGAAGTAAGAACAGATGGTGCGCTGAAGGCTGACGTTAAGAGTAAGTGAGCCATGAATTTTAACAACATTCCAGAAGAACTAATTGCCATTAATCGCTGGGTTTGCTGGCGAGACACAAATGGCCGAAAGATTCCATATGATGCCAAGTCATTGAACTCTGCGGCATCTAGCACAAATTCTGAAACATGGGCAACATATGAAGAGGCTGTTACTGCTTACGAAGAGCGCTTTGGCAACAACGATGCGTTCACCGGAATTGGTTTTGTTTTGGCTGGCGATGGCGTATGTGGTGTTGACATTGATTATTGTATTACTGACAAAGTTCCATCAACTGCCGCGCTTCAGTTGCTTGAACATTTAGGTGCTGGTTACATTGAAATCAGTCCATCCGGAAAAGGTCTTCGTGCTTTTGGCTATGCACCATCACTCTCGCAAGGATGTAAAGGGACGTATGAGGGCTTAAACATTGAGCTTTATAGCTCTGAGCGCTATCTCACACTGACTGGCAATTGCATTAAAAATGAAGGCTTGCGTGAATTTAATGGCTTTGAGGCACTAGCATATGCGATTCGGCTGGACAGACACGTTGACAAAACCACTGGCGAAATCAAGGAACTTTCACAAGACGGAAGACACGCTGAGTTGGTCAGACGTATTGTCACTGGTGAAGTTTATCATGATAGTTTGCGCGATCTTGCTTACAGCTTCATTGGTGGCGGTCTGCATCCAGGCGCTGTCGTTAATCATCTTAGGGGGTTGATGGAGTCAGTCATTGTTCCAAAGGATGAGCGCTGGAAGTCTCGATATCTCCAAATCCCTGATCTTGTCAGCAGTGCAAGGCGCAAGCTAGGCACAATAGATCCTTTTGACCAGAGCTTTTTAAAAGAAGATGAGGATCTTTTTGATGCAATGGGCGGCATATACGCCAGTGATTTACCTAGAGAATACACTGCGCCAGATGAGTTGATCGAGGACTTGCTCATCAACAAAAACATCAGCATTTTGTATGGCGATAGCAACTCAGGAAAAACATTCTTTGCTATCGACATGTCTTGCGCTATTGCTCTTGGTCGGCCTTGGTTTGGAAAACAAGTTGAACAAGGCATGGTTGTTTATCTAGCAACTGAATCGCCAGAAACAGTCAAAGCTCGTATCCAGGCATACCAGAAGCACCATGAAGTCAGTGTTGAGCATCTTCTTATAATCCAAGTGCCAATCAATTTCCATGAAGGTGATTATGACGTATCACGCATCATCACTCTTGTTCGGGATGAAGAAAAGCGCAAAGAAAAAAAGTGCAAACTTATTGTTGGAGATACTTTGGCGCGAATATCAGCAGGAGCAAACGAAAACTCCGGTACTGATATGGGGCCAATTATGGCTCGTTTTGATTTTTTAATGAATGCAATAAACTCAGCGGTTTTAATTGTGCATCATTGCGGCAAAGACGCTGCAAAAGGTGGACGCGGGTGGTCAGGCATTAGAGCGCATATTGATACTGAGATAGAAGTTACTGAAAAAAACCATCAGCGCAAAGCATCAATAACAAAACAAAGAGCATTGCCAAGTAAAGGCGATGTATTTTATTTCAATTTACACGTTATCCACATTGGTATATCAAAGTTCGGAAAGACAGCAACTACTTGTGTGGTTACTCAAACAGAAGAAATAGACGCAATAAAAGAAGATGAACATTCATGGCATGTTGCAATACTAATAGATGCTTGGGAAAACAATAATCAGCCAGTTGATTCTGGTAAGCCATACATTGCAAAAGACTGGGCAAAAGAGAGCATCAAGCTGTGCGGAAAAAGCTACAAGGCTGGAACGATCAGAAACAAATTGATGGAGTTTGATCAGCTTGTGGAGGCTGAAAGATTGGAAAAATTTGCACAAGGTTGGCGTGTCATTGATCCTGCATTGATCTCTTACTTTAATCTACTGCGATCCTAGTAAAGTGTCATCATTGTCATTTTTTGTCATTTTGTGCATTTCGATGACAGGTATGCAAGTGTCATCATTGTCATTTTTACCTATAGGTAAATGACAAATGACGCTACCTCGTGACAGAACATCATGACTTGCTAGACAACATAGGATCATAATGCAACAATGCTCGTATGATTACACTTGAATTGCCATATCCTGTGTCTATGAACGCCATCTGGCGCACGTACAAGGGGCGGCAAACACTCACGCCGGAAGCTAGGCGCTATCGCAATGCG